TCATTATGCAGAACCATCTGTTGGTATTTTTTACCATCCGCTTTTCGTTCAACTCGAATTGTCACACCGTTAAGTGTAGATGTATGTGGCGTTATACACAACTCCAAATTAAACATATTACAGAATTGCATTAACTTAATCATTTTCGATTCCTACCTTTTCAAAAATAGTATCTTTTGTTTAACCCGTTGAAATGCCGCTATTCATCCACGATCCTCCCTCAACAATAATATCGTTTAGAGCTCTTGAACAGGTTCACTATTTCTTTATAACCGAGTTCTTCCAATATATCGCATAAAATAGAATCCATCTCCGCGTGGGTACTTTCTGGATCTGCCGAAGAAAACCTCGAAAGAGTTCGCATTCTTTTTATTTTTTCGTCCATATTAAGACCAGCTCTTGACGTGTTTGACATCTGATTCTCAATGAAACTTGGTATATGCAGATAATATCCATTACTATCTTCTTTTAATCGAAAAACTGTACCGTTTTCATCCGCAATCAGTTCTATAAGGTCTTGTTCATCGTTAACTTCTTGTAAGTCGCAATTCTCTACGTAGAACATTCGGGTCTGTCTAATTATTTCATAACGATATAAATGGTTTACCATATCTGATCGAAGTCGGTCGTATAACGAATCTAAATCGATATCATCATCGATATACAAGATACAACCTTGATAGTTCAAATCCTCACAGAAATCTTCAATATAAATTTTGCTCATACCTTATACCTCCTAAAAAAAATAAGAGTCCTATTTTCTAGGACCCTTTTTGAAATACCAGTTACTTAATTTTGGAACCCACTTTATTATTCCAACCTTATACATGTATGTTTCCTCAGCGAACAATACTCTTTTTATGATCCAAATCGGTATATAAGGGTATTGTTTCTTAATACTTTTCATGCAGTCAATCGTATCATAAATTAGCTTATCGGTTTCCATATTCGTTCACGCTCCTTTCACTATAGGAGATGTTATTATCGCGAAGCTCCTTTCATCCGGTCAATCGCTGCTTTACAAATATACTCCTTATCTACCTGGATAGTAGGCATTTGCATGATACAAAATTCCGGATCGAACCTAACATAGATCGTCAGACGGCTAAGTAAATTCTTATCGGCATCGTTTGCCAGATCCTCTGCCATATCGATCAACTGCATCCCTGCATCCTTGATCGCGTCTGTAAGCTGCTCTTTAAAACTCTGTTTCTCTACTACCATACGTATTTCTCCTCCTTAACTGTTACTTCTTAAATATCGAATCAGGATCCAAATTAACCAAAGACCTCCTGTCAGAATCGTCAGTACAAAGTCCAACAAAAGCCCTAAACAACCTCTTTTCTTTTTCATTTCTTCCAACCATCCTTTCCATCAATAGTTCTTACAAAATACGGGCAGTCAATGCAATCGTAATTTAAATACTCTGTATTTTTATCACCTCCTGTTTGTCCGCCACAATAACCAAGAGCTGCGTATCCTCGTTTCTCCATGTCTTCGTAGCACTTGTCTCTTTCTTGAGAGAATATAAAGCATCCAATTTTTAACAATACATAGACAAACAACACCATTATAGCTATAGTAATAACAAAATCGATCATATGTTTTTCTCCTTTTCAATCCATACAGTGTAAAAGTATCTCATACAATCCCTTCCTATTGACCCGTTCTCGCATAAAGTAAACGCGTAAATATTATCGATAAAGAAATGCCTTTTGATTTCAGCCGAGCATCCTGGATCCGGATAGAACGTTTCTACATTGATTCGATGCAACTGTCGTACAAGATTAGTATTACTAATTCCATACTTTAACAGCTCATCAAAAACCATTTTATCAATTGTGCGGCGTATTCTATCGATTAAATTTTCTTTATCAAATATATTTGTGAAAACTGGAAATTCAAACGTCTTTCCCTTCTGAACCGAAGTTTTCTGCTCTTCGTTATACCATACTTTCCTGGTCGGGATTCCAAAATAGTCTAGTTTCTTTTGAATATCGTTCATCTGCTCTTTATAGAGTTCTCCTCGTTTCGTGGACGGACGAATCATATCAAGAGGTCCATCGTTTTCTGTAAAACGCAGTAGCTCTCTTAAAATATAAGCCGTGGTTTTACCTGTAAGTCGTCCCCCTACCCATTCTGTTTTTCCTGTCCAAATATACTGCCTCTGTCAAATAAATAGCTGGAAACCAAGTGCTTCCTCTACTCGATCGAGCAATTCATCGATGTACATATCTCCTACTTTATTATATGGGTAGCTTCTGTCGTCCATGTTCATCTTCCTTTCTCTATTTTTATAATGTAATCCAACAACGGGATAGTTGGTCCGTCGCTTTTATTTCTCGTTAAATATAAACATTCATCATGTGAGAAACCGTAAGCCATGTTGCAACATTTTCCGCGAATCCAATCGTCATTGTCTTTTCTAACAAGAATATCCGCAATACAATTCTTCAGACAAATCTGAAACTCATCCTTAGTTTTGAATCCTCGGATATCGACCACGCCGTTTGCTTTTAATCCGGCTATAATGGAATTCCCTCGCTCATTTGCATCAGCATATGTCTCTGCGCAAATATAAATAACTTCTTTCTTATTCATTAGTAGCCTCCTTAAAATTTATCGGTTTATGAGAGTTCTCATTTACCGGAGTATTCAGACATTCGTTACATTCGTCAGAGTCTTCCGGAAGTTCGAAATGTTTACACATGCGGCAATATGGGTCATAATATACTTCTTTCTCGGTTAAATAACTCATATTTCACCCTCCCTCTTTTCTGATTCTAAAATATCCGAGATTACTTCATCAAATGTTTTATCCGGGGTTTCTTCCAGCGTACTGTGAACACGACTAAAAATTTCAGATTCAGATAGACCAGTTACTATAGATACGTCTCTTACTTTAGAATAGATATCAATAAAAGCGCTACTAAAGTTTCTCATTGCATTTGAAAAATCGGCGGTCACATTTAAAAAATCGGTGATCGCATCTATAAAATTCATGAATGCTTTTGGTGTTCCTTTTTGAACAATCGCTCCTAGATTTCGTCTAGCTTTTTTCATTGCTCGACAACGCCTTGTACACATCCCAAGCATCCTTCTGCGGTTGTTCGGTATCCACCACGTCCAATTTTCTTCTATGTTTTTTATATCGCTTTCACAATACTCCTGTTCTTCTTTTGTCATTCCAGTATTTACTACATCGCCATCAAATTCAGACGCATAAATCATTCCCATCTTATATTTCTCCTTCACATCTGTTTTTTTGCCCACTCCAATACTGATATCATCTTATCTACGTCGTTAGAGTCAAATATCAAGAACATGTTATATTCCTGATAGTCGATAGAACTCCCATCGTATGTCTCGAAAGACGCAGGCTCTTCGTCACTGACCTCATATAGAACGTCATCATCATCAATCCAGGGTTCTAACGGCATAACACCATTGAAATAGTATCCAACTTTACCGCCTATAACTTTCCAAGGTTGCCCTTTATCTACTTTAATCGCTAAACAATCCTGTAGACAGCATGGTTTATATGGAGCGAATATTGTTCCGGGAGGTAACTTAGTGAATGTTTCAAAATCTACTATTTTCATTTGTTGCGCCTCCTTATTTTATGATACCGTTACTGTACAAAATATAAGTCAGACAAATTCCGAATCCGACATTGGACAGTATTGTTACCATAAACCATCCGCATTCGTCGTCAGTTATCCAATTCAAAAAAACATCCAAAAATAACAAATATTACGGATATTATTAAACAAATTACAAAGCCAACACAAAATTCAGTTATTCCCAATTCGTAAACTTCCTTTCATTAAATTTTTTCTTCGCTGCCAATGCCCGATGTATTCCTAAATCGATTCCACTTCTTGACCGAAGATGATAGTAATATAAATCCGTAAACGGTGTATTCAACCGGTCAATTCTTCCGCAAGCCTGCTCAACGATCTTATAGGAGTAATTCTGCGAGAAGAACACGATTGTGTCAGTTGTAATACAATTCCAGCCCTCGGCTCCGGCGGTATATTGAACCACATATATCCACGAGTCTGATTCAGGGATTGGCTGGTGTTTGTGACCATTCCATTCGGCAAATTCAACTTTTGATAATCCATGAAATACTTCCTTTAAAATATCCAACTCATAATCAAAGTTATAGAACACAATCAGTTTCGGATGTTTCTGGAAAATATCCAATAAGGCATTCCGTCTAGACGGATCTGTATTAACCAATCGTCTCAACACATAACATAATCCTGACGCTTGTCGGATCGGTTCGTCTTTAAACGGATCCCAACGATTCTTCAAAATATCCCGATACGTATGCTTATCGTAATAGCAGAATACATCCTCATGGTGAGCGACAGTTTTTCGGTCGAAGTCCATGTCGACAAGGATGCGATCTCGCAAACGTTCCAATCTTCTAACACCTAAATATCTGGATATCTTTCGATACTTCACCCATGGATCAAAGACTAAGTGCTCTCGTTCGAATTCTGTTTTGTTTCGGTAAAAACCATTTGCAATAAAGACTGGTATATAATCCTCCCATTTGTCTCCTGGCGTTGCTGACAGCAGAATCCAATCGTTGTTTTTGGAAATATGAATAAAGGTTTTTGACCATTCGCCATAACCAACGACCCGTTGTTCATCAAATATAAAGAACGCATTTTGTACCATTGCATATTTTTTGATGTTGTTCCAGGAATCGACTACCACTTTATTTCCAGCTGACTGGTTATGTTCTGGAATTGTTGATAATAGAAACGGAGCAAGTTCTCCTTCCCAATCCATACTGTCTCGTTTCTTCGCGGTCGTAATAATATAAAGGTCTTTTGGATGACTTTTCAAAAATACAAGACGGTCAAAAGAACCGCCCTGACATTTATAATAGTAGGCTAGAGCCGTTCTGGATTTTCCAGACCCGACTCCACCGCATAGAATACAACCGTTTTTCATCCGATCGATCGCATCTTTTTGATAATCAAATAGCTCAACCATCGTATTTGTCCTGCTTTATAGTGGTTACGGATATAAACTGATCCATCACACGTTTAAGCGAAACCGTGCATTTTGGGCACAGCGTACTTACCCCGCCACTAAACGGGTCTAAATGAGCAGATGACCATCCAGCTGGACTTGACCGATATATAGGCACCATTTTGTCGGCGTTCTTCTGCTCCAAAAATACACTATTATTACATAGATCGCAAACCAATTTCTTACCATATATTTCAGACATTTTCCAATTCCTCCAGTTTTTCTCGTATTTTCTCTAAAATGTCCTCCACCGTTTTTCTTGTTCTATCCGCAAGAATCATACGATCTTTGTGCTTGCTCATACCTTATACCTCCTTAATATGGGGGAGCGGACAAACCGGACCTCCCCTTTAACAAAATATAAAAAGAAAGACTCTCCGAAGAGAGCCTAGTTACATATAAGGATTATTGAAATCGCACATCGCGCCTCGCTTTAATCCTTCCATTTCACATCACCACCTCTCAAAATGTCGGTGATTACTCTTCCGGATGTTCCTCCATCGCATATCGCTCCTCGAAACGATCTACAATCTGGAATACTTCCATACCAGCAAGATATGCTGAACGGAACGGACCAGAACCGAAGCCTTCTCCGTCTCCATCGTACGGACGAATATCCAAGTCAACGTGGTCAATGTCGATACTGTCCAGAATATCAACCAGATCCTCATTCAGAAGCGTTCTCTTATACTTCGTACGAAGATAAATAGCCGGTCCGCGGTCGTTGAACGCAACTTTGACAGGAAGATACATGAATCTAGAATCACCTGGTTCCTTCGGTTCCTTGATATGCACATTCCAGCCTTTTCCATACTTATTTTTGTCGTTTACCAAAATATCAGCGATCTCTTCGGTCGGTATGATAATAACGAAGTTACGTTCGCCCTTTCTATTGTATTTACTCGGGGCTCCCTGGAAGTTCCGATACGTGATTCTTGCCTCATCGATCTGTAAGTTTCCGTTTGGTGCAATTGTAAGTTTCATAATATAATCTCCTTTTCTTATATGAATATAGTTTATGCATTTTTTAATTCTTACTCGTTGTTTTCATCTGCTTCTGGTTCTTCGTTTTTCTCGTTAACGATTTTTAACCCGTCAATCATGCCCTGACCAATACCATCAAGAAGCTGGAGCATCATCTTTCCAGCTGCATATCCCAGCGCCATTCCAAAACCTACTTTAAAACTGTCTCTTACGATGCTTCTCTTTTTCATTTTTATTTCTCCTTTCAAAAATAAAGAGCCTCTTCAACGAGACTCCTTTTGATAATATTAGTCTTTGTAAAATACTGCAATTCCTGTGATTTCTTTTTTCAGTAAATCTTTCACACAGTCATGGTCTAATAAATCACCAAGTAATTCCGGCGACTGCGACATTACTAATTTGGTCGCTGTACTATTCGACCGGTACGCCATTGCTGCGCCATCAGAATCCTTTAAAACTGGCAGTAATGTTTTCACCACGCTTCTAGGATACTGGCTGGTTTTATTGACAATCCGAACCCCAAGTACGCCTCCTACTACAGCACCAGTCGCCATGATTACAAGTTCTTTCTTGTGCTCCTTTATCCATTTTTTGAATTTCATTTGAAGTGCTCCTTTCTTTCTATTTTTCATTAAAGATTTTGTTTCGTTCGCGAATATCAAACTGCCCAAGGAAGAGGTTCTTCTTCTGACTGATTCATGAACTCGTTCTTTGGAACATACGGATCGTCAGACACAAACCACTCGAAATCGCAATACTGTGAGATAACCTCAACGGCGTCGTCCACAAGCTTATTATAATAAGTACGGTCGATAATATCATAATTTCCAGAATCCCTTACAAGCTCAGATTCCATCCAACGATATCCTGTAGTACCAGAAGCGGCATAGTAATTGCCATTCTGTTCTCTACGAAGAAGTCCACCGCCATTTCCAGGAATGATCGGACAGAACTGACCAACTTTTCCGACGAAATGATAGTCGTGACCCGTTTTGATTTTTTCTTCCAGCACAGTTCCTTCTGATTCAAAAAGGAAATCAGATATTTTCCCCTTCTTATATTTTTCCTTGAGCTTATCTAAATCTTTTTCGGCATCGGATACGTCTGGTAAAGACTCGTTCATGTCCAAATATAAAGCTGACTGCACCGAGAATGTTTCACAAAGGTCTTCAAACTTAACCTGTTCTTTTGAGAACAACGTCTTGAACACATACGGAACCTGGAACTGCTTTCCTGTAGCGGTCCATTCTCCGCTGTATTTACGATTCTTTTCTGGAATATATCCATACATCCGTTCACATTCCTCTGCGGTCTTATACTTCGCAATATAAACTGCATCGTTCACTAAGCACATACGGTCATAGGTCGCCTCGTGCTCAAATGTATATCCGTATCTCTTTCCGAAGTCCATAACGAACTGAATAATCTCTGGCGTCGCATCTGGAATCTTAATAGAATCGGTCTTAATATGTGCAACTTCGAATCCCTTATCGATAACCGCATTTGCAAGGTCAACCATAAACAATGCGCCACGTTTCGCAACAATATTGTCTTTATTCCTAAGGTCACGGAACGCATTCTCAAATCCTGCTTTGGTTAAACCGTATACTGAATTGATTGCGGTCTTCAATGCATTCGCCAAATCTTTAGCAGTGAATTCGCCATCCTTAACTCTCTGAATATACGTACGAAGTTTTCCGCCAAGCATATGGTCCACTTCATTCCAAGCTTCATGTTTGATACTCACACGACCCTCAACAATCTCACGGAACGCTTTCGTATACTGAACTCCGAATAGTACTTCCGCGATTGCGCTGTGAGGATGCATACTGGAAACGTCAAGCAATGCCACATTTCCATACATTCCAGGTTTTGCAAGAACCAGTCCTCCTTCACCAACTTCGATTCCTCGATAGGTAGACTTTCCGTTCTTGTATTCGTACCCTGGAAAATATGGTAGTAAACTTTCTCTTCCGAACGAAACCTCGTCAAGATTTTCGCAATCCCAACCAACATGCGGTCTCGCCATCATTTCAGGACAAGCTTCTTTCAGAAAGTAAAGCGTTTCGTTATCCAAGTGTTCAACCGGTTTTGACAAATCTCTATAGTTGAATTCCGATTGCGGTTTCTTGTTGTTTCCAAATATAATTTTGGTTGTAAGGGTATTGGTCGTATCATTTACGGTCATACCAGCCAAATCAGCAAGTATCTGACGTGCGATCCAATCTGCTTTCAGATAATCAAATGCGGCTTCTGTAGCGAGAACATCATCGTCACAATAAGAGGCGACAAGTTCCCATTTATCTTTTGGAACCGGCTCGTCCCACCTAATACCAAGTTCATGGTGATGAATACCCATCTCGATTTCGAGCTTTTTCAAGCTTTTCTTATTACTTGCAGAAGCGAAATCGTAAATATCTGTGTACGATACATTATATGCTTCCCCAAAGAAATATTCGCGGTTCTCCCCCTTCTTCGAGTTGATGATTTTCTGGGACAGATTATAAATTTGTTCGTTTGACCACCCGAGAAGACACGCCCATAGCATATGGTTATCATATCTTCTACAATTAAACCCAACCAGATTGAATCGCATTAACTCTTCAATATCTTCTGGTCTAGGATTGATCAAACGAACAACTGGGTTTCCCTCTCCTCGAAGCTTGTAGCAAACAAGAAACAAGTTCGGAAATACCTCAACATCATAGAACACTAGATTCTCGTGGTCTGCTTTGATAGGGTCCGCTGGGCTATCAGATGTGAAGTGCATCTCTTTTGTCATTTTCAAACAGTATTCAGCCTTATTTGTACTTTGTGCAGCAAACGCTATTATAGCATTCTGCATGTCGCTTACGTCATAAGACATGCCGGATTCATACGCTTTATCTAAGGTGTCTTTGATAAAATCAATACTGCACTTTGTACTGTGCGGTGGATACTCTTTGCTCAAACTTTTTTTAATGATTGTACGGATAGCCTTTTCGTTTTTATATACTGTAAAATCTATCATTTTCCTCACCTCTCTTAATGGTAATCCAGAACTGATGGTAGCGATCGGAACATTGTTGCATTTTGTCAGCTTTCTTCGAAGCGAACTTTTTCCAGTAAACACTTTAATCTCGACATTCGTATCAAAAATGCGACTCAGTTCTTCAGGATCACCAGTATAAATATAATGCAAATGGATTCCTTGTCCACCTTTTGAGATTTCGGCATACGTCTCCGGGAATTTACTAGCTGCTTTTTGGTTCAACTCAAACGATTTTTTGCCGTTTTCATCCTTAATATCAAAGTCAATTACTATGTGATTGATTGGAACCTTGACATAATGAAGTTTCGATGTGTCAATATCGGACAATCTTGTGACAACTTTGCTCCATTCAACGCTTGGAGTTTCGTTTGATGTTGCGTATTGAGCGGGACATTCGCTACACATCTTGTCGAATACTGACTCTTTTGATTCATCCATGTGGATCCATGATCGATTGACAATTTTTGTTTCCTCCTTTGGTGTATCGTTTCTCTTTTCAAAAATATCGGTTTTGAACCCTTTGTAGTATCGTTTCACACGAGATCCGTCTTCCAAATCGAAGTCGTCGTTATACTCTCGGAAATATGTTTTCAACTCCTCCCGAAAGACTCGTCTTGTATACGGATACGCGACTTTTGCGTCCTCACAGTATTGTGTATACATTGACCATGCTGCTTTTTCTGTTGTTCCGTCATCGCGTTTGAAAATATGGTAAGAGTCGATAACAAAATTGTAGAAGTCATTAGATGCCCCCATCATGTGAACTGGAACATACTCGTCATAATATCCTGGATTTTTTAAATATACATCACGACAATGACATGCGATTCCGCCTAACTCAAAAGGAATTTTCTTCATAGCTAAGTCATATTCTTTTCTACTTACACGTTCACCAGTCGGCGTCACATCGATTAGACGTCTTAATAAACCAGATTTGCTGTCTGTAATTTTAACCGGCTTATTTGTTCCAAGAAACAGAAAAGCTTTAAACCGATTCGAATATGACGTCTTATACTTTTCATTCACTTCCATTAGTTCATGTGATACAAGACTGTTTAATCGCGTATTATCCTCAATCCTAGATAAATCCCCGTCATGCTGAATAGCAACAAGTGGATTGTTTTTAAACGATTCAAGTGCAAATTGATGACCGGATGACCCTAATGATTTTGCATCAAAAACTGAATAATACCCATCAAACAGCATCTGTATTATATTCAATATGGTGGACTTTCCAGTTTTAGGAGCTCCATACAATACTAAAAACTTTTGTATCGTTTTCGAATCTCCTGTAACAATCGCACCTATCGCCCATTCAATTTTATGCCGTTCCTCTGGAGAGTATAATACAGACATCAGCTTGTCGTATGCTGAAATATCACAAGGTTCTAATGCATATGATAATCTTTTACTTGCGTGATCTGCTTTGTTCACAGGAGAATTTGAAAACACTAATGTTTCATCCAATGGTTGATAAGAATCTCTGGATTGTTTCTGACAAAACTTGTGCCATTTATCAATCATTCCTGAATCAGAATCCCACATGTGTAACACTCGAACGGACGAACCATCGAATTGATTTTTGTGATCCTGTACGTATTTATCAAGTTCTCTATCGATAGCGTTCAGAGCGTCTCCTTCCACTGTCGACCATATACCTTGATCTTCTAGCCAAATCGCATAGAAATCTCCTCCTCGAATCATGAGGTCCTCGCTTTTCGGATAGAGTCTAAATTTAGGGAAAATATCAAAGCCGCTTTTTGTCGGTTTCGATGAAATGACTAGGAAATCAAACACATTCTCCCTACCTCCTTTACATTATAGTATCAAGATACCAAAGCATTTGAGACCAAATTTCTATTTTTCTAAGGTCTCCTCGAATACCTGGTATAAAAAATAAGCCACCGTCTCCATCCGGTGTGTAATTACGATATAACATAATATCCACCCGACGCCGAATCTCTGAACGATCGTATTTGGAGTCTGTGAATTCGGATAGATGCATGTTGTTGATCATACGCCAAAACCAATATTCGGTTCGATTACCAAAACGAGTGTCGTCCATGATAGTTTCTTCACAACGAAGTACAAGTGCTACCATCATTTCAAGTACGGAACAATCTCCGATAATATTGCTGGTAATCTCTTCGATTTTTGTAAAATCATTATGAGTTATTTCGAGTGCAAAACGATCGCGAAGTCCTACCCCGTCAGCTGCACGATTTATGTCTAATGGAACGCTGTATACAAACTTTATCGTATGAAGTTCCATTAAAAGTTTACGGTACAATCCTCTAGTTACAGAGTCGTCATTCGTAACTTTTTGGCAAAGCCATTCAAAATAATCATTCTCAATATTTGACATACTGCACCCCTCTTACTCGATGCAGTAAATATCGCTATAACACCGAGTATCAGCCAAAATTTCATAATCGGTTTTCTCACGATCGTTTCGAACGTATACCGAGTCTGGCTCATACTCTCCAAATTTGGAAAGTGAATCTTTTCCAACCACGTTATCGACATCGCTAATTACATCGTCGTTCTCGTTTGTAAGGACACCATCGTCATAATAATTCAGCGATACTTTTTTATAGCCGGTTTCTCCAAACTCCTCCGGCGGGATCACATAGGGTCTGTTTTCCATTGTATGGTTTATCTCCTCTTCTTTGTCAGTTTCAGCATCATTTTTATTGTGGCTATATCGCTCGGTGACGATTTCATAGGCTCTTTTTTCCACTTTCTCATTTGTTATGTTTGACAGTTCTTCTTCTCTCCTACTGAATACCTCTTTCACTGATTCGATTTCTTCATTCGCAATTTCTTCGTAATGTTTTTTTGCAAACTGTATGGTTGCGGCGGATCCTATAGCCGCCCCAATAGCAAACACCGCTAAATATTTTAACTGATTCATGATATACCTCCTTATTAAAAATTAGCATCTTCTGGAAGTTTGTCATAAATATAACCCTGAACATTGAAATCCAGCAATACAACAGATTCCAGACCGTTTATAAATCTTCGAGTTGCTGCGTTGTCTTTATTGTAAAGACCGAAATCTACATAGTTTTCTTTGTCTTTATCGTTCTTGTTATAGAGCCATCCTACAACATGTCCGTCTTTTGTCGGCTGAATTCCAAGCATTTTGTATACATCGTTCAATAACAGGAATCCTTTTGTCTGAAGTTTTCGGTTTGCATATGCCTGCTGCTGCATCAGGAACATGCGATTATACTCTGAGTCTTTCGTATATCCACGACAGGTCTCGTCGAAAAATCTTGTGTAATCGCTCACGTTGTTCGGATCGAATTTTTTCACAGTTTCGGTCTCGCCGGTTTCGTTCCCGTTTTCATCAGTTACCGGAACTTCCTCTTCTGTCATTCCATACCGAATTTCCTCCTCCACTTCTTCTCCGAAACGATCTGCAACGCGTTTCCGATACTCTTTGAATCCCTGATACACACTTGCGTACGCTGCTGCCAACTCCGCATTTCTTGTTTTCATAATATGATGAGATGTAATAATACTTGTGATGGACAGCGCTCCAAGAATCACTGCTGGCGCATACAGCTCCGCAACTTTTAATCCCGTTGAGATATACGCTTTTGTAAGTTCCGTACGCTCGTCTTTTTCGGTAAATTCTGAAGAATAGCCAACCTGATCTACGGCATCATGAATTTTATCGATCTTTTCTCGTCCCTCTTCGAGCGTTCCGTCCAGTTTAGATGTGGCGACACACGCCATTACGGTGCTACCAATGATTCCGGCGATGCCAACAAATATCAAGATTTCTGGGCTGTGTTTCACAGTCTTAAACTTTACATTGTTTGCTGTTTTTACAACATTTGTTTTCATGCTTTCGAATATATTATTTTTCATTGCTATTTCCTTTCTTAATCAATTGCAGTTACTTTTGGCAGTCTCAGTAAATATCCTTCTCGACAGTGCGTAATGTCAGCGTCATGTAAACTGGTCCAACCGTATTTATTCTCTGTATAATTACACTGCCATCCTAACAAATCATACAGATCTGCAACTCGTACAATTCCGTAACGCAGAAGCGTTTCGTTCAATCGAGCCAGTACTGCTTCTGCCTCTCCACGACTATCCAAAATTATATCATCTAGAATATAATTGGATTTTTGGCGTTCGCTTCGATACGTGGTTGACGTTCCACTAAAACGGCTGTCATATGATACATATCTCGATGTTCCGTATGATGACGAACTTCGTTTTGTATCACCGAACAACAGCATGTTGACACTATTGACAGCAACGTCTGCCAACGCTTTCTTTATAGTCGGAACCAATACGTCCATCAATACATGGTCTCCAATTTTTCGAGTGTCATCTGCTCGGAATGCGTCTAAGATCTTATCAAAACCAGTTTTTTTTCTTTTTTTCGCTTTTCCGGTAACGACCTTTTCTAACTTTTTTCGTTCAGCCGGCTTTTCTTTGAACCGATTTGAATTCGGTTTATATTCTCTATCCATTTTTTACACCTCCTCTATATGAAATGAACCTGGAAAATCAATAGTTCCAGCACTACTCGTTAAACCGAGCTGTTTTTTGAACTGATACGCAAGATTACTTTTTGCTTTTCGTAATGACGTTGCGACGGTTTCGCCCTTCCATTGATTAGCCACACATATGTTAAAACGCACAACCGGACCGACATATCGATATACTTTCTTTTCGTTTGGCATACTTATACCTCCTTAAATATAAAAGAAAAAGAGAGATGCCTTGTTGACATCCCTCGGTTGCTACCTATTTTCTTTTTTGATGGTTTTTAACTTCTTCTGCGTCCACATCGATCGGTTCTTTGTCTACTTCTGGTTCTGTGACCGTATAACCTTTCTTCCGAAGTTTATTAATGTTGTGCTTCTCGATTTTGTCCGAGCATTTCTTTGCAAGGAACGCTGTACCAGCTACAGCTGCGCCTATTACAAGAATGCCGAGCCCAATTGCGAATGCACCACCTGATTTTTCTTCAGTTACCGAGTTATCGGTTGTCGCACCATTATTGTTCTCCATCGTTGTTTCCTCATTGTTTAAGTTTTTGTTTTCTTCCATTGTTATTTCCTCCTTAATTATAATAGGTATTCTTTCATAATATAGTATGTAAATCTCGCGAAGTTAATGTAGATTTGTATAATCCATCCTTGGCTCTACATTAAATCCCATAACTACACAAGGTCGTCCATCATCCGAAATTTTCGAATCAAAGAATGCTTCGAACGGAAACTGATCAATATTCCATCCGAGGTCGTTTCCTAATCGTGTGCAAGGAAGACCGATCCTGCTATACAGTTCATTTAAAGAACAATACATCTCGTTCTTTAAAATATCATTACAGTCGTTAACTGCTTTTCGAATAGTTTCAATATCAGACTGAAAATATCTGTCTGTCATTTCGTCGTAACAAAGCGTCTGACCGTTTCCGATAATAATAACTTCCGAATTCGATACAGGATTCCTCTCCATTTTTTCAGAAGCAGCTTTTTTCTGAATATCACGGACCTTCTTCTCGCCAAGTTCGTCTATTGTTTTGTCTCTGAAGTTGGTAAGCGCGGTTTCGGATATTTTATACGCCGCGGCAAGAGCCGCATTTCTTCTAGAATGAACAGAACAAGACCCAATCACGCACGCCATAGAAAATACACCTGTTGCAACTACCGGAACATATGGTTTCCATACGACTTTTAAAATCTCTTTTTTTGTCATTTCAGTTGGCTCATCACGCTCTATTCGTTCGCATTTCTCTGTCTCCATCAATTCAACTGCAACTACAGTAGCTTTGATAGACAACACGACCGTAGCAATTCCAGCAATTACACCAGCCGATGTCAATATAACCGGACTATTTTTGCTCATAGTATTTGCTAAATCTCTGCACATCTGTTTCGCTGATTTGAATTTCATGATACCCTCCTAAAAAAAAATAAGGAGACTTTTTATTCGTCTCCTTTTAATTCAGTTAATACCTCGTCTTTGATTTCGTCTCTCATCTGCTCTCTAGCCATTTCGTCAGCTTTATTAGAAATTACAGTCCCAATAAATCCAATCCCCATAGCGATCATGCTTATGAGTTTTACTTTGTCAAGTTTCATTCGGTATACCTCCTTTCCATAATAGCGCTTGTATTTTTAACAAATTATTTAAACGGTTGATCTGAATTGATATCGTACGGTTCCGTTATGATCTCAATTTCGTAATATTCACGTCCATCATCTGTTGTTTTTCGTTTATGACCAAAATCGATCCATTCGTCACCTTCATTTAATTGGGTCCATACCAAATCATTTCCTGTTTCTGTTGTGTCTAGACCGAGATAAAACCACCAATCATTTAGCGTTGCTTCTCCTTCTAAAATATAATTTCGATTCAAATGGTACTCCGCCAAAAGAACTTGCTCTAATGTTTTCTCGAAAAATGTGCCGGAAGCTAAATCGTAAAACAGCATTGGCGTTCCTGGATTATTTTCTGAACTGTTGTCTAAAATTTGACTCCAGCTCTCGTACGTAAAAACCGTATCATCCGGATGTTCTACTTTAATCTCTTCGTCAATCTTTTGATCCGTCTCATCGCCAAACAGTTCTTTCACTTTATCTTTGTAACGGTGTATGTAACGACCACCAACCGCTAATGCCGCGGATAACGATGCAATCTGTTTTTTATTTGCGTAATTTGATCCGATGATACAGCCGATTGTAGCAGCGCCTAGCGCAACGGACGGACCATAAACAGGAGCCAATGTTTTCACGGTTTCCCATTTAGTAAGGTCCTCGTCTTTGTTGTCTTCCGCACATTGCAGACGTTCTTTTGCTTTCGGGGAAGCTATTGCGACAGCTACTGATGTAGCGATCACACCGATAACACCTCCTACCATGAGCACTGTTGGCATGTTTCTCAATGTTTTGTTTTTCATACCTTATACCTCCTTGAATATAAAAAGAAAAAAGAGAGAACGACGGGTTTCCGTTTTTACGTTGCCTACTACCGTCTAAGCGTCGTAGCTTGCTATTATTCTCTCATAATATAACATGTAAAATTCGCGAAAAAGAAAAGACTGTGTTTCCACAGCCAATTCTTTGAATCACTTTAAACGAAATGATAAAATATCTCGAAGCGAAACTTTTCCTGGAGTTAATGTCATCGTGTCAGTCTTCTCCCAAATCATTGTAACGACGCCCATCAGAGCCGCGCCTGCCGTTGGTACAATTACTTTTGCCCATTCAATCCGATTACGTTTTTTGTTTTGGTCTTCTTCCGATATACGAGCTTTCGTTTTTTCTTCTATTTCTTTATAACGTAAGTCGTACTCATCGTTTCCCTTCTGAATCGTGTTCAGACGATCGGCAATCTTCATTGCACTATCCAGCTTTTTTTCATACACTTCCGATCTGGCATCCACCTGCGCCAATTCGTTCATAAGACTTTCAAATTCATCTTCCAGTTTTGTTCTAACTCCCATAGTTATTCCTCCTTTAAATATAAAGTGTTCCATAATAGCATATGTATTTTTGGCGATTACTCTCGTTTTAATATAATTTGTCGTTTATCTAAAAGCGGCTGTCCCTCTCGAATGCGAACCCGAATGGTATAATCCCCGGAGTATTCGATGTCATCCGTTTCAGTCATACTAAAGAATCCATAGCCCGTTTTCCGTAATAACCATAATCTAGTTACAATCGAACCGAAAATAAGCCCAACAATAACACATAACATATACAACATATAAGCCCTCCTTTCTAAAAAAAAAGAAAAAGCCCACGTAGGGTTTTTTAGATGTGAAATAGATATGCCATAGATATGCTACAGTGGGTCGTCACTCCACTAGAAGTACCAATACTGCCTGCTACCAGGTCAACCTCCTTTCCATTAAAGGAAGTGTAAAATTCGCGAAAAAGGAAGAGCGCATGTTACGCCCCTCTTTTACTAGTATTTCTGTCAGTATAGCTGACTCGTTTGTTCCTGTATTTACGGTACCTTTTTATTCTTCGGATGCCATATGGAGTCTCGTTAATCAGGTCTTCAATCAACCTGAATATCAATCCGCCAATTCTCCATCCGATAGATAATAATACTCCTGTAAAAATACATGTACAAATCCAATACATACTCGTACCTCCTTAAATACTTATTTCATAATATGACATGTTTTTCACGCGAAAAAGGAAGAGCGCATGTTACGCCCCTCTTTTACTAGTAATCGAGATCGTATAATTTTTTAGCTACTGCTCCTAACGCGACAATCGACCCAATAGTAAATACGGTCATGATTGACGTGATATGATCTACTATAAATTTCATGCAATATCAACCTCCTTTCCATTAAAGAAGTTGTAGATACCGCGAATTAAAAAATAAATTAATTTAAAAAGTATATAGATGTTGTCATTTTGAACAACTCTTTAATAGTAATAAAATGGGGTATTTTTTTAAAAAATTAAGAAAAATAAAAGGCTTTGTATGCAAAAAGGGGCAAAAAATACTACAAATATATCAATTGCCCCTTATATTCAGTCATTTTTTCGTTTTAGCAGCAAGGATTCATACAATGACATTTCAGATGTTGATTCACACTTTTCCAATTTTTCAATATCGTCATCCCACACCTCCGCTACGGAATTTCCATGGAGTTCCTTATAAATTTTATAGAAATCTTTCCAGTTCTTATATTGTGTGTATGTAATCTTTCCTTGAACCATGTATTCAGCATGATAGCGTTGTAGCATGTAACGCAATATCATCATTATCCCAGCAGATTGTGCTTCTCGGCGTTTGTCATTTTCGGTTTCTTTCTTTTTTTGTCCTTTGAGAATGATACCGACCCAACCTACCATAGCAGTCGCTACGATCGGAAGGAGAGTGTAGTAAGTTTGAAGCAATACCTCCACAAAATCACCTACTCACTCTCGCCAGCAGTGCCAGTTTTATTATTATCGATTACCTTATTATTTTCAATAAAATCTTTAAATATCTGATGTAATCCGGTAGACGCTAATCCCATAAATGCCCCGTATACAATCGATTCGATCGATAAACCGCTGATGAAAAGATTCAATAAACCTCCGACAACTGCCAGGACGACCGGAATATCATCGTTCGGAATCCATTTCAGGAATGTAGCGTGTTTCACAATGTATCCAACGATTAGACACGCTAATACAACTACAAGTACCATGTGATCTGTTAAAATTGATGTAAAGTCCATTACTATTTTCCTCCGTTCAAATAAAAGATAAAATATCAAATGCCCATTTTATAAAACTTAACACGTTCTTTTTCCGTTGCTTAGCGAAACACTTTTTTAATCTGAATCTCCAGATCTTTAAAGCTCTTCTCGCAAGTTTCAGGGACATCGACGTTATGATCGTCCAGATACTTCTTTAAGAAATATGCATGACTATATTCGTCCTTAGCCATTTCATAAAGTCCGGCTACCATCGTAACGTCTGTTCCGTCCCTTTCATCCATAGCAGTCGCCGCTTCCAGATACATCTTAGAATCAGAAATCTCAGCATGAAGTCTTTCAATCACTTTTTTCTGCATATTTTCTTTCACATTTTTAACAGTTAATGCACTGTTGACTTCTTTTATCTCACTCATAATGCGACCTCCTTATTTTGATGAACAATATAATTGTATATTTTTTCAACATCGTCTTTATCGAGAGTTATATCTCCAATACCTGGTACGTTTTGAACAACTCCGTTTACGCCTATTCTTTTAATAATCTCGTTTTTGAACGTCTTCAGTTCGATTGTTCCGTCGTCATTCAAAATCCCGAGAGCGTTCGCAAAATCGACTAATTTGTTAGCCTTGTTTGCGATAAAAATAGCCGCTGAAGCTCCACCAATTATGCGTTTTAAGCTAGTTTCCGGAAAGTTTATCAGAACCTCTTTATCGATGTATTCAGCAGCTCCTGCCTTAATTTGTTCGATTGTAGTACTCATTATTGTTATACCTCCTTAATATTTAGGGGCAGCTTTTACACCGCCCCTTTTTGAATCAGTTAATTAGCAGCAATTATTTCCGCAGTCGCAGTTTTCTGCCGGAAGCGGATTGAACAGTGTCTGAGCTGTAGTTGTGCTTCCTGTTGTAACATCAGCGATCATCTTCGGGTAGAATGTAGCGTTTACGTAGTTAACAATAGAGTTGTCCGCGCACTGTCTCTCATGTCTTTCAGCTCTAATCTTCTCGTTCAGGCTGTCGCAGCAGCACTGCATTCTCTCGGATACCATCTGGAAGGAATCTGCTGTCTTTTGATTCTGAACTTCCTGCATGCAGATCTGTTTCTCAATCGCATTGAGACGACCGTCGACATACTTATACATTTCAAGCTGTTTCTGATCAGTGAAAGTATTTGCGTCACGAAGAGCCACCTGAGTCTGAAGCTCTGCGATTTTAGCCTCCTGCTCCAGAGTGAAACGATCTACGAGATGATCTTCGCTGCATACAGCGGCTCCGCATGCAACGTTTCTTCCACCGAACAGACCTCCGAGAATTCCACCAGCGTTCCCCATAAGATTCGCAACGCCCAATGTTGTACCTGTAATGCCTGTAGCTAAACCTGCTTTTGCTACTCCACTTGAACCCTGATCAATTTTCATAATGTTACTTCCTATAAAATATAATTTATTTACAAATGAGACTCCATCGAGACCGCGCGTATTCCCAACATCGTCTCAAATTGTACATTTTAAAATACCGTATACTTTGGTTTTTCTTCCCCAAATATCCAATATCTAATATAGTCGTCGACCAGTATTGCTATAAAAGATAATAGGAACCAATATATGGTATGCGACAGACAAATCTGTCCAAGAATGTTAAACGGCTCATCAGAATAATCCCAAATATTGAGATGAAACCATAAGTTTATAATACAACCGCTGAAAAACTCGACTATTGTAATTATAATACAGCTTATTCCCATTTGCTTGGTGATAGCCATTTTTTTGGTATGCTCGTTTAGCAGACCAACCAATATAAAACATATACCCCCGACGACAATCATGGTCCAATGACTGAACCCTCTTGCTGCTATTTCTATCATATAATAACACAACCCACCAACCAAAAATAAGCAAATATACTTGAAAATATTTTTAATCATGATTGTTTCCCTGTTGTTATTGCTTCCATAACATCTGAATTAAACTCCGGCGGAATAGTTGTGTCATAAGTAATAGAATTAACGCTTTCTTTATCTGATAAAGAATTTATATATCTTGTTAAATCGCGCAATCTGGTTTCATTATATACTACGAAACTCATAGCGGTTTGCTGGATTTTCACCATATCGCTATTACTATAAAACTTACATGGTTCATTTTCGTCTCCATTATGCCATGGAATAACTTCTTGACCAGAAGCTACCATTGACTGAAGCCCTAACAAATATAGCATGTCTTTACTACCTAATGGAAAATGCTCAGTCCCGGTAGAAATCTCGACGTCTACACCATTGTTTAGAATTTGCTGTTCTGCTGACACCATTTCTGATATCTTAAGTTTCTTAATTTCGTCTAACGACGGTTCGTACGGCTTTACCGGTTCAGATTCAATGTAAATGCTACCATCATTTGACAGCTGATACCCGTTATACTCTGATGTAGTTTTGTCGTTTCGATACATCGTTGTGAATTCATGATATATATCGGACCCGATATCTTTTTTACAATCTTTATCAAGATATAGGTCAAAACCGGACGTTGATACTTCTTTTTCTGATATGAATTTTAAAGTAACGACATTAGCGTTTATTGTTACTTTACACTCATACACTTTCTCTGAATTTAAAAATTTTAAAAAAGCCATATATATAACCTCTTTTTCTTTTAATACACGTTAACCTCTTTTTCCCAAGAACAATTTAATTTAATCCATTTATGGCTCGTATCTATACTGGAATAAATATCAATAATACCTTTTGGAGTGATATTTATTATTATTATTCCTGGGTGATCATAACTTGACCCCATTACTACTCCATAGCAAGTGACTGTTTTATTTGGTATCATGTCATTCGGAATAGAGGCTGACGTTAACTGATATTTTGTATTGGGATTGAATATTGCTGCGTTGACATAAGCTGATAAATATAAATGACATTCGCCGTCTTTGGCGTAGGCTTTAAAGTCATCAATGTCGTAAAAAACTTGAAAATGAAAATCTTCTTTTGAAAAATTAGTTTTCTTCAACAACGGTATAACCGATTTGGCTCCAGCAATCATCCCGTCTGCCTGGTTCGCTAAAAGATCGTCTGGATCGTCTATAACGTTTGCTTTTTCCACTCTTTGATTAATTTGATTTTGAAGATTACCGGCTACGTCTCCAGAAAGCTGCGTTTCTAGATTTTCAAACCACGTGTCAAACTCGTCCTGCCATTGTGCCACTAACGCGTCAATATCTACAGACTGTACTGCGGCTACGACAAACGGACATTCGGATTTTCCAACCATGTATTCAATGTTGGACTGCGATATCGATGAACTTCCCGCTGGTACATAGATATATGCAATTGGATGCTGCCAAATATTATTTTTGCCATTCGCCAGTTTTGGTTTTGCAGGGGAACTTCCAGGCGTTCCTTTTACTATTTTAATCGAGTTTCCCCTAACCGCGTTAGAACTGTTAACTTCGATAACGATGGCATCGTACCGATTCAAAACCACTTCTGACTGATCTATATTTAACGGATAGTCAGCGTCGTTTAATGTCCATGTATGATTAAACCATGCCCGCCCAGTTCCGACAATTACTTGATTTCCTTCGCCTGCTGTAACGGAGAATTTATCCCCGATTGAGTTATATACTCCGTCCTCTATAATTCCGTCGAATATGCTAGACATTTGCAAGGCATTGTATTTACGATCCCCGTCGACCGAATTATAAAAACCTGATGATACAGCCATAATATTCCTCCTTAAAAGTTTGTATTAAATGTTGGAATCCTCGTTTCTCCATTTTGATCGTCTTGGCTATACGCCATTTCCTCGAGTCGACCTTTTTTCGAGTTTCCATATTCATCTTCTACCTGGACAGAATCACCCAGGAAAAAATCTTTATTATACACATACATACGAGTTGTGTCTATTTCGGCATCGACTACTTCTTTTACTTTATTGTTATTTAGTTCTTCGTTTCCTTTTTGGTCTAAATACGTATTTATATCCGTAACATCCTGATCAATACCTGTATCGAGATAAATTTCACGTCTGTCAATTCCTGAAACATTGCCGACAGATCTATACGTTTTAGTTTCGCTATTGTTTGAACCCGCTACTAACACTACATTTTTATATTCCCTACACGATTCATAAAAACTACTGTTAACAAGATTATCAAATCTTGGAGAAAAAACGACATACGGGTTTTTATCCTGTGAATAGCTTCGATCCGTTCCGGAATATAATTGAAATACAAATTGATTGTTAGCGTTCAATGTCACTTTAAAGCCTATACCTTTATCCGAGCAAATTTTTTGGACAACATCCAAAATATACTCTCCTTGATATTCCAAAGTATCAATAGTAAGAGAAGTTATTTCTGAATCAGTCGAATCCTTAAAAATGAAATTAGGAATTTTTCGATCGGAAATCGACGGACTAATAATATTTTCATTTATTAATTTTTTAATACCAGCCTGTAAATTTCCGCTTAATATCGTTTTATTCCATATGATTCTCCTGCCCAATATACTTTCAAATGAACGACCAGTTATGATCCAATACGATCCGTTTTCCGGATCTGTTTGTATCTCTTTTTCTTCGATTATCATCCCATGTTCAGATTCATTAAAGACCAAATAATAATCTTTTAGAATTTGATTCACTTTCTGATAATTCGTTCCTATGTAAAGTTCAACATCTCCGACATCACAAAATCGATCAGACCATATGAAAGAATTAAAGTAATCAATTATGTCGATAGACTCGAATTCTTTGTTTAACAATATAGTTTGCATTGCCTTAAACCCCTGTATATAGAATATCGTTTTCAATACGAAATTGTAGATTATCAGTCCCGCTGTCAGCTTCATACGCGAATACATTATCGCCATTCGATAGCGATATCCAATCAGAATCACGATCTAAACAATTTAATATGTTTGTATATTTCCCGTCTCGTAGCAGTTGTATATATTTATTGTTCTTGACCGTTGATATGATAATCTCGTCGCCCTGCTTAATTCCGCTTCCGGTCATCGTTTTCAATTTTTCGTTATCTAAATGTAGGCTTTCTCGAGTCAGCACATTATATATAGTAATACTACCAGCTTCCCCAAAAGCGTCAATTCGAATGGTTACGCCTACATCTTCATCTCCCCCATATGTTATAATATTTTCTTTTTTGTTGACTATCGATCCAAATTCGATTAGATTATCGTCTAACGATTCATTAGAAAACGGAAATTCAAACATTGGTTCTGTTCCGTAGAAATACGTGATATTTTCACCATCATTTCCGGCTGAATGAAAATACGGATATGGGCATATGATAGATATCTGAACTGTAACTTGGTCCTTGAATATGACATGTGCATTACTTTCCACATATCCGTCGATTTCACATACTCTCGTTTCAGTTTTAAATCTAAGCGTGGTGGAACGCTTTACCGGAAACATTTTATATAACAAATGTCTCACTTTTTCAACTGTATCGACAGGTAATAATTTAGCAGATATTACGATGTTTCGTTTTTTAGCTCTGGACGATGTATAAATAGACCCGTCGGATGAAGCCATCTCCTGATCGTAAATATCTGCTGAAACCGCATCGATCCCAGTTATATCCGTTATCGCAATTCCATATTTTTTAGGATTTGCCAATTCGATTTCCCACGAATCGCCAACGTAATTGGTCACGGTTACACTATAAATCATTACCTTTTTACTACTCCTTTCTCCAATGAAAATAAATTTTTGGTCTGTCTGTAAATATCAGTTCTTGACACCGCTTTAGGCGAATAAATATACTGATTGAAAGTATTTCCAGATTCAGATACGTTTGCTGATACCGGCTCTGCTGTTTCCGAATTACCTCCACTTCTGAACCTTCCAGCTAGAACCACACTCTTAGAGTCGACAAGTATTCCGCCTGTCTTCATCGGATTAACACTAAGTAACGTATTTAACGTCTCTGCTTCTCGTCGTGTATTGCTTAAATCTAAAACCGGAGTAATTCTTGGTGAAAAGTTCACGTCGTTCGATAATATATTAGGCAAACGCTCCAGTACTATACCCACACTATTTAAAGCCGTTTCTGCTACTTTCGTTGATGCTTTATCAACCTTATTGATTAGCCCTAAAAAGCCTATAGCAAGACCCGTATCCGAATCCTTTCCGAGTTGTACAAACTTTTTGGATGGAGAATTACTGTCAAGCGCTTTTTTAGCTGCTTCCAGAGATTCCGAAGCAACTCGTGCTGCTGCATTTATTGCCTCTGATTTTTTGGATCGAATTCCATTAATTAGACCCTGTATCATATCCTGACCGGTGTAATAAAAACTATTATTATAATCATCCGCTGCGTTTTTAACATCCGACACTATTGTACGAATAGAATTTACAGCCTGTGTTCTCTGGCTTTGTATTCCGTTTATAAAATTAACGATGATCATTTTCCCATCATTTTGAAATGTTTTCTGAGAACTACTAATAATTTTACGAGATGAGGTTATCATCATGTTAAATACTGCTACAATAGTAGCCGTAAGAATAGAACCACCACTGGCTAATGAAAGTCGAAGACTCGCTAAGAACGCCGTCATAATAGACGTTCCAGCGGCTTGTAAAGATGAACTTTTTGTCAAAACTGCGCTGATTCCGTATTCCATAATTTGTGAAAACGCGGCATATATTCCTGATGATTGTATCAATATTGCAAAAGTAAGACCAGTTATTGATGAGCTGATTGATTGAGAAGCACTCGAAATAAGTGTTGGAATATTCTGTATCGATGTTGCAAATGACGTCAAGCCAGAAGAAACTGAAGTTAAATTTACTCCGGAAATCATCGATACTCCTACCGCTATAGATGATAGTCCCGATCCTATGTCTGATAAATTCAAAGTTGTATAATCATAACCTAGGAACGATTGAATTCCGGTAGCTAATCGAGTTAGACCATCTCCAATTCCATCCGATATAGTTACGGACGACCAATTTTGTAAAGCACTTCCCAAATCTCCAAGCGGTTCTACGACTTCGCCCAAAGACCAACCAGCCGCAAATGACCAAGTAAATGAACCTATTCCATCCGCAAGTTCCGTTAAACCGTCTCCGATCCCGTCTGGGATTTTCACATCATTCCATTTCTTAATCGTAGTGGCTAGTTTTCCGAGAGGCTCTGTCACTTCACCAATAGACCATCCACCTACAAATGCCCATGTAAAACTTTTAACACCATTCGAAATTTCCGTTAATCCATCTTCCAGCCCATCGGGTACAGTAACGTCCTGCCATTTTTTAATCGCGTCTGCCATTTGACCGAGTCCTGGAGCAGCCGTTGACAATGCACCAGCCCCTAACCCGCCAAATGTAAATTTCATAACACCGTCAGCTAATATACCTAATTGTACACCTAATCCCTCAGGAACCGTAACATTGTTCCATTTTGAAAGGGAATCCGCAAGTGTTCCCAAAGCAGGAGCCATCTCGGCTATAGCGCCAGCCCCAAAACCAGAAAAGGTATTTAATAACCCGCCGATGGCAGTCTCTCCCATAGCTGCACCCATAGCGGCAAGACCACGTCCAATTGTATCCCAATCCATTTCGCCGAATTTTTTCAAAGCGTCTGCTAACGTACCAAGACCCTGCACTCCAAGAAGTATAGCTCCACTTCCTAAAATCGACAATGGTGCAAGTGTTCCAAGTAATCCTGCTATGATTCCAAGTTCGGTCAACGCCAATCCCATAGCAACTAGAGCTTTTCCAATTTCTCCCCAAGTCATAGAACCAAAACTTTGCATAGCTTCTGCTAACGTACCAAGACCCTGCACTCCAAGAAGTATAGCTCCACCACCAAGGATGGACAAGGGTGCAAGTGTTCCGAGTAATCCTGCTATGACACCAAGCTCCAATAAAGCTACTCCCATTCCGGTCAACCCTCTTCCAATTTTGCCCCACGAAAGACTTCCTATCTGACTAAGCGCATTAGAAATAGGTTCAAGTGATTGTACCATAATTAATATAGACGCACTTCCTAAAATGCCAGAGAAGCCAGCTAATGTTCCAAGAGCGCCGCTTACCACCCCTAATTCAGCCAATGCCCCGCCCATAGCGGTTAAACCTTTCCCGATTTCTTCCCAGGACATATCCCCTAATTTCTTTAAGTTTCTAGAAATTTCGTCGAGAGATTGTGTTACTATAAAAATAGAAGCACTTCCAAGTAAGGATTTACCTCCTCCAAATTTGCCGAGTATAGAAACCGATGCCGTTAATTCGGCAAGAGCTATACCCATAGACGTAAGACCTCTGCCTATTTCATCCCATGACATGGTAGAGAAAGACGAAACCGCATCTGATAATATGCGACACGACTCAGCTAATGCGATAATCGCTACACTTGTGCTTAATGATATCTTGGTATTTCCTATTACTTTTACAGCCGTGATTAAACCAAGCAAAGAACCTCCAAAACCCGTTAAACCTCGTCCAAGTTCCCCCCATGATAAATTAGAAAACGCGCCAATAGCTTCGGACATAATATTAATTGCCTCGGCAATCGCGATTAATGATAACGCTCCCTTTATTGACGCCCCTTTTAAGTCCGTTGCTTTCAAGAAAATAGAAAGTTCGGCAAGCATTCCACCAATACCAGCCAGACCTTTAGCAACCCCAGCCAAATCTAACTGTCCTATTTCGGTCATTGCCGATGCCAAAATACGAATAGCAGTTGATATAGCTATTAATGATATGCCGGCTTTTACTATTCCCTTAGAATCGAATTTGTTCAACGATTTTGTAACAGATCGAAAAGCAATACTTAATTCAACCATCATAATTGAAATGGCTGTTAACGATTTGGCGATGTCTGTGGTTTTTAAGTCCGCAATGGTGTTCAAAGACGCCGATAAAATTCCAATCGCTATTGAGATGGATACTAACGATCCAACTTTTATTCCTGTAGAAAACGAATTAATTGAATCATGTACAGATGATAAAATATCAGAAAATTTTTTTTTTAAACTGTTTATTTTTTTTCCATTTCCTAAGAAATTATCAAGAGCGTCTTTTATCGTATTGAATACTCTGGATAACTTTTTAGCAACAACAAATATACCGCCACCGGCTAATCCTGCAAAAACATCTCCTATAGATACGTTGTCGCTTATCCATTTAATAATTTCTGAAAATTTAGTAACCGCAGTTTCCAAAATATTAACTGCCACATCCGCAAAATCTTTTAATACCTCCGAAGCTTCACCTGTCCCACTAAAAATCGAGGAAATAAAGTCGCTTACCGATTCAGTCATCGAACTAAGCCCAGATGATATAGTGTTTAAAGCGTCATCCACCGATGAACTCTTATTCAGTTCGGTTAAAAAATCCCCAAACGCTCCTGTAGCTGATAAAAGTGAGCCAGCTATTGAACCAACACCGTCTGTTAAACCAAATACTGGTTTTATAACTGCTGACACACCTTTCCCGAATAATTGAACCACGGACAATAACCCGGAGAATGTGCTTTTAATATTTTGCGCGGTCTTATCTCCTATTTTGAAATTTTCAGTAAGATCCGAGAATTTTTTTGATATATCTACCAGTCGTTCCCCGGTAACATCTGGAAAAGCTTCATCAAAAGCTTCGCCTATTGGGGATAAAACATCGCCAAGAGTCTCAAGAACATTACTGATACCTTTTATAGTTGCTTCTCGACCGCCGTTTGCGTTCCAAAATTTCAAAGCGGCATTTCTGGCTTCTGTAGACGGTCCAATAATGGAGTTGAACCCATCACTCATTGCAGTAAACAGCTCGGCTGCTTGTTCTCTATCTCCTATGATATATTCCCAAGACTGCGCCCATCCAGACTGCACCGATTCTTTCATGGTATCAATCAATTGCGTGAACGTTTTGACCTGGGTTGCTGCTTTAAGAAGACTTTCGTCATCGGCAAACTTCTCTAATGTCTTAACAAGAACATCCGAAGTAAGCCAACTTGTTCCTCCACCAGCTGCGCTAATAGACTCTCTAAAACTAACAGATTCATCGACAACGATACCCATCTGCTTTGCAGTTTCTTTTAACGCATTTTGGAATAACTCGCCACCCATTCCAGCGTTTACAACAGAGTTCCAATCCTGTAAACTAACTCGTCCAGCCGCGATCGCTTGCGATAACTGGTACATTGCTGTCGATGCCTGTGCGGATGTAGAGCCAGAACCAGCTGCTAAATTGGCGATACCTTGTATCGCTTTCGTCGCAGTTTCCAGATCCACGCCTGCTGCTGTGAACGTTCCAATATTACGAGTCATTTCAGCAAAATTATAAATGGTCTTGTCAGCGTAAGTATTAAGCTCATTTAACGCTTTATTTACGTCGTCAAGAGTTGTCCCCTTACTTGCCGTATTCGTGAGAATAGTGGTTATAGCGTTCATCTTGGTTTCATATTCGTTGAAACCTGTTAAAACTGGATCTATAGTCAACGCTTTTACCATTCTAGTCCCTGCGTTTATAGCGGCATTCGTAATGTTCTGCAAAGCAGTTACACCAACTATTCCTAAATTTGTAAACCGGCTAGAAATGATGTCAATTCCTTTTTCGATTCCTGACAACGAAAATTTCTGGCTAGCACTTTCCAATTTCGATAAACTTTTTGTAGCCGATTCAAAATTCAACCCTTTTTTAAGATTGTCAAGTGATTTCAAACTTGTTTTGATACCAGATTCGAATTGTTTGTTATCAAATTGCATTTCGACGACTCGTTCGTCTACACTTTTACTCATTTAGATGTCACTTCCTTCCATGCATTATCGGCTAATTTATCGAATATAGGTTTTAAAGCTGGATTAATATAATCTACTCCTTGGACGTATCCACCTCCATTTGTTCCATGTCCGTATTGCAAAATAACAGCAATCGGGACGCCATTATTGATATTAGAATTCGTCCAATATATAGAATACCCGTTTTTTGTCTTCTGAATTTCGTAGTCCCATGAATCCGAGGTTTTGCCAGTATTAACAGGGGTGGCTTCAGAAAGGGCTCTAACACCCTCTTTTGCATATCTTTCCAAAATGTCTCGTATTTTCATTTTGGAAGCGTTCGTTAAAAATGTTTTCGTGGCGTTTAGATTCCCTTTCTGTACGATTTTAATCATTTTTTTTACCCCTTTTTAGAAAGTATATAGATGTTGTCATTTTGAACAACTTCTATATATTAATAAAAATATTATATTTTTTTTTAATGTTTCTTAATATAATTGAAAACGGTCTATTAACACTCCGAACGCTCCTGCATATCCGTCCAAACCCTTATTTGGATCAACGTCAGTGTCATACTGCCACGGATAATAGTCTCCGTTTACTGGAGAGACGCGGTACTGCGCCTGCCGATACCCGTATTTATTCGCGAAATCAGAAGGAGTGTAATAATAAACCTGTATAGCGTCGATCGGCTTACCGTTACCAGCGTATCCGTTCTGATAATCGGTCCAATTGTATCCTGTTACCCAACCAAGCCAATCTTCTCCTAATACATGTACACGATATTTAACAGAACCTTTGTTAACACGTATTGCGACATCGGTAATCGGCATTCCTATCACTCCTGCATAATCTTTAAGATTACTTACTTCCGGATACGCAACACCGCCTGCTCTTACCGCATACGAAAAGACTGGTTCATCGTCACCGGCGTTTGATACCCCTGTTGTGTTACCATTTGGTGGCGTTATAGGCTCGCTAGGCGGTACATAGGAGCCGGCTCCTATACCAAAAGCGGCTAAGATACCCTTCGCAATATCATCCATTTTATTGTTAAATATTGACACGTCTGTAGCGTTGGTAATAAAACCACACTCGATTAGGCGATATCCATATCCCTTAGCTGCCGCTCGATTCGGATTAGCAAGATCAGAACGACCTACTATCTTACTAGAACGACCTGGAAGAATACTACCGATGAAAGAAGCAAGCGCATTATCGTACATATCTGGCGAAAAACCTGATTTTATAATGACATGCCCGCCTCTTGCATCTACGCCGGCGCTGTCCATATGAAGTTCTACAATTTGGACGTCTTTTGATATGTTAAGATAACTAATTCCGCCGTCGGCATAATAATCTCTGTTAAAATCTCCAAGAAGAACATTGTCACCGCCGTAATCTCTAATTCTTTGAGCCAATGCCCTTACTCGCTCTGCTTCTGTAAAACCGTTTCCGCATGCGCCAGGATCTCCTGCGCCATGACCAGCAATAACAAAAATTTTAGGCATATTAAATCATCCTTTCGTATTAAAAAATTTTTTGTTCATTTCGTTTCGTTTACGATTTTCTTCGATGCGTTCTTTTTTACTTTTTTTCTTAGCTGGTCCATTTTTTATACTGCATACCTTTATAAGAGAAAGTAAATGATTCAGGTGACGCGTCTCGAATTCTATCGGGATGTTTAAAACAGTCATCTCCCAATAAATTATTTCAGCTGTGACTATATCCCTGGGTTGCGGTTCGTTTGTTTTTTGAAACATCGTGGCAGACATCGGGTCGTTAATATAATCGTCTACTTTTGAAATAATTTGATCTGGGATAAAACAATACAGTATAGGGTCAATTTCTCCAGACACAACCATGCACCGAATATAATCTCTAGACTCTTCCGGCGTTTTTTCTTTTTTTGACAAGAACGGTTTCTTCCATTTTGACTCCCATTTATACACAGAAAGGAGCGAATGCTCCAACACTAACTCCCCTCCGTGCAATGTAATAAATTCTTGTGTCTGATTATCGAAAAGTTCCTGATCCGGGATGTTTATACTAAGCATTCGGCATCTCAGGAATTCGAATGTCCTGCCTAGCCGCAACTGATTCCGGTGAAGGCAGACCTACCGGCTTTATGTTATCTTCTGGCTTTTTTACGTCAGGAATGATGCCGTTCACAAAACGGATCGCTGCGTTTGTGTCCGTTGTAAGCTGCATGAACAGCTTATTGTACGCACCTGTCTGGGAGAATGCTTCAGAAAGTTCTTTCGATTTGATAAACCTTCTTCCATCGTCAGACTTAACGCCATACGCGTCAAGGATAAGACCTTTGAAGTATGTCACCAGCTGGTTCGAATCCTGCTCTCTTACGATTTTATCCAAACGCGCTTTAAGACCGCCTGGAGTTCTAAGGTCCATCTCCTGAATTTCTGATTCTGTAAAATTGAAGTAATGATACTCCTGTCTTTCATTCCCATCGAAATCTTTATATGATATAAGCTCTTTTAACATAATAAACTCCTTTCGTTTTAACGTTTTTTAATTACTCTTCAGCAGATGAAATAATACTGAGCACTTCATCTGGAAGCGGAAGCTGCGGTTCGCCTGCGCTGTCGTCACCATACAGTTTATCTTCGATAGCCTTTAGTGCTGCTGCTGAAATCTTGGTCGAGTCGATCGTAAGTGTAGCCGTCGGTTTTTTACCTTTAACATTTACCGGAACAGTGTCGTATTCCCATGACATAGGTGACGGCTCCGGTGAATCGTTAATCGTATCGTGACTTTCTTCAGACGGTGACGCAGTAGCTCCATAAACCAGATGAATCTTGTACTGCTCTGTTTCGCTCGGAACATCGCTTCCGATCATTGTACGATACGAGAATCCAAATGCGGTTCTGTCCTGCTGCCCAATCGTAACACCTTCGATAAGCTCTGCTTTACCCTGACACGGTTCGAATTCCGGCGGATATGTGTATGCTTCGATCGTTCCTTTCGCTACCTCTGTAGATCTGATAGATCCATACTTAATATTGTCTGCCCAAATATCAGTTGCCTCTGCGCCCTCCGGTGATTCCGTTACATTGGACAGACCATTCCACGGCACCCCTTTCGGATAAGTTCCGCCGGATGCCTGCGGATAAAGAACACCTCGGTCGACGCCCATTTCATATTTTTTTTCTCCAGCGGCGTCCCATTCAATTCTTGACATAATGTTTCCTCCTTACCAATATATGTTTATTGTATAATGTTCCAAATTATCAGCCTTGTATGACCGAACAAAAGAACTAGCTGGTAACTCCAGTAATTTGTCTCTTGCTGGATTATCAGGACGATAATCAATAAGAGTAACCAGATAACGATGAAACAATGCATATCCTCTATTGTCAGCAACTGAACGTTTAACGTCATCTAGAGAATATATAATACACGGGTATTTTAGTTTCATGTTTTCTGGTGGATTGTAATATACGTACGAACTACCGAGAATATCCTGTAACTTTTTCTTTAGTGTCGACCGTGATGCCACTGTATACACCTCCTAAAGTTAATATAATCCTGGATCCATCAACTTCGGCGTTCGTAATTTTCCAGGTTCCACCCATTTTCGGAAATTTAAATTTCAAATAAGCCATCTCAAAAATATGCTCTTTGGAGTAGGGATTCGCAAAAATGCTAATTCGATTAGAGATTGTTATATCGTCGTTCGTACTGTCAGAGTTATTATCCCGTTTCGAACTACTCTTAAGCAAATCCCCTTTGCATGAAATTTCTCTTGGAGTGGGTCCAAAATAACCTGGCGATTCTTCTACGGTTTGTATCAAACCAATAACTCCAACGAATTTTGTCATTTTGAATTTTCTCCAGATCGGCCTTCGGAATGCTCTTTTGAATAAAGAACGACAGATGTTGAAGATCCTGATGCGATAGCTGTAGCGATCGTAAGGGATACTTTCGTCGTTTCGTCTTTAAAGATAACCGGGGTGTAGAACGCACCTTCATAAGATACGATAACGCCTTTCTTAAGCAGCTCCATAAGTGTGTCTTTGTCAATCTTATCGCCTTCGGTTGTCGTGGACTTAGCGTAAACGTAATTGTCGCCGGACTTTCCGTACAGCATCACGGTCTTCACAAATTTCTCTTCAGCATCAGCATATACTACGTCATAGCTTCTGTAATCTATCATATCTCTCTACCTCCTGTTCATTAACCCTGTTTCTTAAGCTCAAACGCCATAGCAGAATACGGAAGTGTAAGCGCGCCAGAGCAGCGTGTCTCAATCAGGTATTTCTGCTGGTTATAATCGATGTCGAAATCGTCAAACATGTTAACTGCGCCGCCTTTATCGGCACCTACATTGTAATCACCAAGGTTCAGAACAACACCGATCAGCGGTTTTCCGTTCTTACCGTTTGTTCCTTCCATCGGCGGAACTGTGACGATTTTCTTCACACGGAGTTTCTTGGCAAGAGCTGCTTCGTCTGCGTAAAGATCACGACCCATACCATCTGTCAGAAGAAGCATGTTTGTCAGCATATCTTCTGTCGTAAACAGAGTCGGGTTTCCTGATCCCTTGTAGTCTTTTCTTGCTTTGATGACCGAGCGAATATAAGCTTTGGCAATCTCATCTTCAGTAGCTGCCGTTTTTACCTCAACGTCAACATGAATACAGAACAGGTCATCGTCCTTTGCGATTGGACGAATGTTCTGCTCATTGATCTTGTCATCGCTTGATGCGAGACGACCATCGCCAATAAGATAAGCACGAGCCAGCTCCTCATCCAGTTTCATACGCATCTCAGCTTTGATCCAAGTAACAACATCAAAGTCTGTAATATCAATGATGTCGTCTCGGTCCATTTTCTGCTTCTTAAAAACAGTTGTCGGGCTTGTGCTACGCTTCATCAGGCTGAAGAACTCTTCTTTCTTCATTTTGCCTTTAATGTAACCCTTCGCCCTAGCATCGTCCTCTGTAATATCAGCGAACATAGATTTGATCCTGGAGAACGGAGAATGATGAATTCCGTTCATGATCTCCTTTACCCATGCCTGGTCATCCTGGATGAATGTCGGCGTGTTTGTAAGCATACGATCATCCGGGAAGAGGTAATCTACATTGTCGATTCCGTGCTGCACGCAGCTGTCTTTAAGACTTCCATAACGCTTTGCATCTTTGAAAATTGTGTCGATCTCCTCTTCAGGCACCGGTGTACCATCGGAATGCATGACCATCATTCCACCGATATCCGTCATTTCCTGTGATTCAAACAGATTGTGTTTCATTGTTTCTCCTCCTGATTCTTCGTCATCGTTTTCGTCGGTTAATTCACCGATAATTGCATATACGACAGTTTTCTGCTCCTCTGTCATGGAATCAAAAACGTCTTTTACTGTTTTTCCACCAGCAGGCTCAGTCGTTGTGTCGTCCATTTCGTCTCCTCCTTCTGGATCAGTTTCTTCTTTACCTTCATCAGAATGCTCCAAATCAAGATCCAGATGAAGAACGTCACAACAGATGATCGCATCTTCTGTATCATCGTCGTGACACATGATTGTGTTGATGTGCGCTCCCGGATTAGCACCAGCAAGAACCAAACTTACTTCTTTGATTTCGCCATGCTGCACCATAGAGCCAGCCTTCTTCAGTGTTTTTGCACAGATAGAAAGCGAATTTACGTCGCCGTGTCGAACAAGTTCTCTACCTAACTTTCCAGCTTCGGTATCATTGAACCAACAATGGGCATAAACACCTCCAGAACGATTTTCCAGTTTGGCTTTTCCCATCACGGCAGTTGGGTCTTCATGGTTATGCATCCAGACAAGCGGTACTATTTTTCCGTCGTCGTCTTTAAATGCATTCTCCATGATGATTTTTCCGTCTGAGCATCGCATGTTTGCACGAGTAGCCCATCCTCCAAAATCGCATTTACTCATTTTGAATTGTTTCCTCCTTTTCCGAGACAGTCGTCTCTGTGTTAGCCGGTTCTTCCGGCTGTCTAATATTGCTGTTAATTAACTCGTCTGCCTTCGGATCAGTAGACGGTTTCAGCCCGATCTTCTGACGCATTTCATTTGCAGTCATGACCTCGTTCCTTGTAAACTTATCTGCAATCTCTGCTATATCACTTACTGGAACGAGCTTAAACGGATCTCGAAAGAACATGATCGTCTGACCTTGCGTAATTGCCGTCCGTGTCAAAAACTTTCGTTTCATCTCGTCCGAAATTGCAGCAAGTATTGGCTCGATTGTTCTTTCGTAATAATTAAGCATCGTCTTCTCATCGGCAGTTCCATCAAGAATCGATTGCGTAATGTTCAATTGACTAAACAACAAGTTGGTAAAATACTCTACCTGTTTCATTAAGTGGTTTTCCAAAGAACGATTCAACTGAGTTATCCGTTCCGTTCCGTCAATATATGCCACTCCATAAGTTGACCCAGCCAATTGGTCTTGTAACTCTTTCCTTCGCTCTTCCGCCAGTTTTCGTCGATTCTCACCCTTTACAGTATACGGCAACTGAATGATCAAATCTACGTTTCCCGAAGCGTTGTAATCATCCGTGGCGTCCAGCAAGGACAGCTTGTGTGCTAATCGTTTTGCGGTTGAGTTTGATTCGTTCATTACTGCATAGAACGGATTCTCCACAAGAGCTGTTGCTTTCTTTGGAACAATAACGTCTTTCCTTATACCGTCATGCTCGTCGTATACATTTACTCGAACATTCGACGGATACCAAGTAATTACCCTTCCGGTTCTCATTGTTAAAATATCATAAGATCCGGTTTGTTTTACAGCAGGATCGTCGTCGGTGTCAACCGGAACAATTGCTACGCAGCCCTCGTCCAACATAGTCATTACGATATCTTGTCGAAAAGCCCGACCTGACTGATCGATATTAGCCTCCAAAGTTAGACAACTGTTTAGTCCACTTTTTACATAGTCGACAAATTGTCCATCGTCGTCCGTTCTACAATGGTACATAGCCATCGCGGCAGCGTCTACTGCGATACGATTGTATACGGAAGTAATAATACTTCGTTCGTTTCCGTAAGATAGTCTTACCCGATCTGGTCTACGAGAATATCCAGCACCATAATCTTGATATGACCGAGTTGGGTCTCGGTTCATGAAAGCGTTGTAAGCCCGCCGAATGCGGGAACCAATTTTTAATTCCATTTTGAATTTTCTCCTACTTCATAACTCGCTGATATACGTTTCCAGCAACTTTCTTATACTGATAGGTACCAATCTTAGCCAACGCGGAGTTTGCTCTCTGCATCCCCTTTTGTGCGGCTTTCTTACGAATAGCATTTGCAGCCATACTTCCAATAGCTTTATGTACAGCTCCTCCTGTTTGAACGTCGAAAATAGCAGTAGTAGCTGCAGTTGCTATCATGACGTCAGTTACTGCCTTTCGACCCATTTCTATCGACGATGCTGTGAAATGAGAACGACCCTTATTCATTCGTTTTTCTATTCGTTTAACGCCCCGTTTTCCATACATAGCTTCGTCGATTTCCCTATCCGCTTTCTTATAGTGTCTCTTTTTGCCGGCAGAAGTTCTGGTTCCATCAGAATTCTGATAACGTCTAACTTCCCACTTCATACCTTTGATTCCGAAATGATAGATTGTATTGTTTTCCATTTTGAAATTTCCTCCTACTCAAATGCGTCTTTGTTTACTTTATACGCCACGAATGCATCCATCATAGCTGCTACGCAGTCGATCTTTGCTTCTCTTCTCTTCTTCATTAACTTACGGTTACCATTTGTGTCCTCGCTCACAATGCAGTTACCCATTGCGAAAGTCATGATAGATTCATCAAACAATAAATTTCGATTGGTAGCTAGTTTCTTTAACTCGCCTAAAGGCACAGATTCTGTCCTAGCCCCCTGAACCACTTTCTCAATTCCAAATGGTCCGTTCTCAGTTTCCCAACGAGCTACAAAAGCTTTTGCGCCATACGGGTCGAAACCGAAACAACGCACGTCGTACTCGTTTCGTTCAATCTGATGGTCTAAGTCTTCATAGACTTCCATCATGTCGAGAATCGCACCTTCAAGTACGATCAGACTCCCCTCTTTCATGAACTCTTCGTACTTTTGATGCATAGCCAATGGTAAATAATCCATCGTTTTTGAGGAAATGTAATTAATCGTCTTTACACCAAAACAATCTTTTGATAACGGAAACAAGAACGTAAACGAACAGAAATCATCACCTTGAGAAAGGTCTGCTCCTAACGCACAAGGCATCTTCCAGAAAGTTCGTTTTCGATGGGGTAATGTTTCTTCATAGGTAAAGAAGTAGGTATATCCTTCCAATGGGATTCCAAAACGTTTCGCCAAAATATCGTTCCTTGCAGCTGGAGATTGCTCTGCTTTTTCCACGTCGAGCTGATAGGTGTCGTACGTTACAGTTCTGTCGAGGTTCGGATTCGCCTTTAGCCAACACTCAGGTTTTCCAACTTCATCTAAAGAGTCAAGTTTGTAATACCAAATCGATACATGAGGGTTGTAATACTCACCCCTAAGTATCTTCATTAACTCCATTTTGATCGTATCACCACTTCCATTACGTACAGTTCCCTCTGAGCTAGTCGCGATGATCAACCAATCGTCGTTCTTAGACGCCCCCTGTTCAATCGCACCGATGGGATCCTCCCGAATGTCACCTGACAGCCATTCGTCGACTGTTGCGATCTTACATCGTAAACCTTGGAGCTTATCTATACTCATCGGTCGTATCTCAAGTAATGAACCGGTAAGGAAGTTCTCGATTCCCTTTTTTGTAGACGCTAACTTCGTTCGATTGGATTTGGGACCGGTGGTGTTCTGCAACGATCCCTCAGTTAAAAACCGAAATAGAGGACCTCTCGCTCTGGTAATGGACGTACGTATTGGGGATAACACTTCTTCTGCCTGTTTCATAGTAGGGGCAGTAGTTATCTGATTCGTGGTTGATGTGTCAACATTGAGATAGAAGTTTTGAATACAAGAAGCGTACATTGATTTTGCAGCGCCTCTTGCTACAATCAAATACTGCTTGTTTATAAGACGTTTCTTTATGATTTTGCGAACATAATGTCCGCCATGACCATCTGGATCAGGCTCGAACACACTTCGTTCTTCGAATTGATACCATCCGAATACTTGCTCTGCCCAGAGCTTAAACGATTCAAGGAGATGTAAATCTTCTCCGTCAGTAAGCGTTAACTCTTCCTCACAGAAAGCAATAAAACCATTAATAGCCTGGTCGTCATACCAGAACTCTGGGTTCTCTATCAGATAATCAATGCGGTTCATTTCCATCGAAATTTCTCTGTTTACTGGAATTTCGCCTCGAATGACCGCTTCTCTGAAACGACCATAATATATCGGTGTCGCTGTATTCGATAGACCCATTGTTACACCTACTTCCTAAGTCCATCATTAAGTTCTTTTACAACCATGTCCCCTATTATATCGATAGCTTTATTTCCATACTTCTTGTACGTGTTATAAGCACCTTCCGCGGCGGTAATTGTTCCGGCTGTCGATATCAGTGCCTGTACGATCTTTTTTCCCTTACTTGTCTTTTTTGTCATCTGTGTGTACTGTCTCTCCATCTGCAAACGATTATTGACAGTTCGAAGTTCCGTATCACTCATCTCTTTTACACGTTTTCCACTATGAGCTCGTTTATAATCATCTGAATAGCGAGCTTTTCCATCGGAAGTAAGAGAACCATCCTTATTCTGATATCTTCTAACTCCCCATTTCATTCCTTTGATACCAAAGTGATAAATGTCGTTTTCCATTTTGAATTTCCTCCTTACTACGTTAAAGATTCCTAACCTTTCCCATATTAATTAAGTTCTGGGTTAAGGATTCGTTTGAGAACGGAAACTCGAAATTAGGTTCAATCGCTAACGTATAGCTAGTATCTATTAACACACCGCTTGGATAAACTCCTGGAGGAATGATGATGTAAGTTGGAGTAACTTCCAGATCCTCAATGCTTCTAGAAAGTAACTCCCCGACTATGACCGCCCCAGTTTTATCATGTGCAACTGTCCCGGAAAGCATCTTTTTTGGTTCTACAGTATCGCCAGACAGATCAATCTTTACGTTTCCGTTCACAACTACTTTATTAATATATAATCCGCTCATAGCGCACCTCACTATCCTACGGTTAATGTCAGACCACCATGCATCCCCTCAGTTTCAGTAACCGGAATTGCCTCAACAGTAACTGAAGCAAGGTAATTATATCCTTTTTCTGAATCAGGAGTTATTACCTGCTGTTCGAATGTTGGTTTTACAGTCTTACTCTGCGGTTTCGCGTCCTCTGTTCCGCTCATGGCTCCTTCAACGCCGAGAATCGTAATTCCTTCCCGAATATTATCAGGTATTAACTTTGCTTTTTCAACAGAAGAGATTCCAACTGTTCCACCGCCATCATGGTAACCTGTAGGTATTTTATACGGGGTGTCTTTGTTAGATATCTCACCCGCTACGCTTGTATTGTTCGGCATTGAGCCTGTGACCTTTTCGCTATTTACATACGCAGTTTTACCCGACAGAATTTCTGTGGCAGTTGCCGTGGCGTCTTTCGTATCAGCATCGAATGTACATGTTCCGGTTATAATGGAACCAGACTTATCATGCGCTTTGTACCCCTCAAGTAAATGACTTTCATCTACGGTGTCTCCTGTTAAGTCAATCTTGGTCTGTCCGTTAACTATTACTTTGTTAATATTCTGTGCCATATTTATTCTCCTTTAAATTATCAATGTCTTTCCATCGCTTGGATTACTAACTTCCGTAACCATTATAGGTTCTACCGTTATGTCATCTCTAACGCTCTTCTCATCAGTATTGAGAACCTGTCGGCTAAAATTAGGAGTCACTTTAACAATTCCATCGTAATCTGGTAAAGCTCCGTCTTCCATATCTATAATAGCCGTTTCCATCTCATCAAGCGTTAACAAGTCTGATGATCCGGTTTTGCTTCTTATAGCATCAGCTATTTTTTTAAATTTATCAGTAAGAGCCATTCTCAATTTCACCAACCTGTTCGTTAACGTAATCTTTATCTGCCAGATCCATTTTAACGTCTCCCTTTAGTTCGACACCGTCAAGTTTCGGTTTATTTATAACTTGATTATTGTAGTCCACAACTATTTTTTCAGAGCCCTCGTCATCATCTTTTATTGTAGAAATGTCGATCTGAGCAGTAATTCTCCAATAATCTTCGTCTCTCTTCTGTTTCAAAGCGTCGGTTACAATCGAACTTGTTGGCGGATCAAACACTATTTTTACATCAAGATAAATAAATTCTTTGATCATTTCTAAGTGTTCTTCCTTTGAGATAATCTGTTCCCATGTTTCACTATCTCCGCTTATTTTAAACGGTTTATTTCCGTCTTTAATCCCAGCTTGAAACAATTTACTCAATGAACTGTTAATAAACACTATCAAATCTGTGTCGAAGTCAGCAATATCAGACTCCCCACTCAGCAACATCGCTCTTATGGTTTTCAATATACTTTCGTTTTCATTCATATCAATCTCCCTATTAATTCCTCCACGGACATGTGTCGTTTGGTCTTCGCTCAGCGAATGCGTTTCTGGACAATAAACTCTTATCGCTATAATGAATCGCTTTGTGGGTATTGTAAGATGTGCATACTAAAAATTCAGGATCCAATAAATATTTTGTGCGATTCAACAAATCGTCTATTGTGATAGGATTCATATGATGAACAATTATAGTTCCAAAAATTTCCAGTTCGTCAACCGCCAAATCACAACCTAAATCTCTAGCTATAACGATATTTCGTATCCTGCTCCATTCTTTTGATTTATAAAAAGTCTGATTTAAATAACGATCAAATCCGAACGTTTCTTCCCCAACTCTTCCCTGGATCTTCAAATAGTCATAACGTTCTTCAAATGTATTAAATTTTATAAGTTCGCTGTATGTTCTAATACCCATCTTGGAGATCCCCATTTCCACTATATCGTTTCATTGCCTGAATAGCATCCTTGTATAATGCTTCTACGTTCTTCTGAGATTCGATAGCCTCAGTCTGAGCTCTTAGTTTTTTGTTTTCTTCTTCCAAACGTTCCCTTTCTAATTGTTCTCTTGGGGAGCCCATCTTTAAAAAATGGCAAATAAGCTGAGAAGATGCCGTTCCATTACGTAACCTCTTCTCTGCTTCGTCAACCGCTAGCGATATGAGTTGCTTTTCTCTTGCATCAGGAGTTAACGCAGGGCGCATAGGTAGCGTTTCGGATCCGCTAGCTTTTGTTTTAGCCATATTTTTACCTCCTTGCATTCTATTTACCTATACTTTTGACAGTGTTTATTGAGCTTACGAAACCTTACATAGTAAAAAACGAAAGGAGTTCATTAACTACATAACCGAATAAGCACTTGTTTGCGACCATGGCATATCATAAAGTCTCATAAGCTCGATAAACACTGTCAAAAATTTAATCGTGTTTTTTCAAAATACACCCCCGGGGAAAAAATAAAT